GGTCCACTAAATGTTGAATTCGCCATAATTTCCTCCCGGAAATAAGTCTTATCATCTCGGCTTGTCTGCTAGGTCAGTTGATAAAACAAAGTTAATAATCCTAGTTCCTTGATTGTATATTAGTTTATGGCAAAAAAAAAGGAGAGCTGATGCTCTCCTTTTTGTGGGTTTTAATAAATTTTAGAATCTTTCAAAATCTGAAAGTTCTTCTTCGTATTCATTTGTTATTTTATCAAGCTCTAAGTCATCCCAAAAGGTAGTTGAGCAAGCATCATTTAAACAATCAATTCCTGTATTGCCTCCCCAATTAATCCACCTAAGAGAATACTCTCCAGCCAGCAATTCAAAAGCTAGGTTTTGACATTTTATATCTTCAACGCTCTCCAGCTTGTTGTCCTTTAATTTTTTTGCTAAAGGTACAACTTTATCTAGCTTTGCAAAGTGAATATTCTCTAGCCCGTCTACATTTTTGCAAGCGTCTATAAGTTTATTTATGTCGGTGTGATATTCGGTAATAAATTCTGTGCAATCCCAAACCCACATATCGTAAGCATCTACCCTAAAGCCATAGCCTTTTTCGATAGCTTTGTCAGTTATTCTTGTTAATAGTGATTTCATATTTTTTCCTATAAATAAGGCAGCTTATTAAGCTGCCTCTGTGTTGTGGTTAATTCTAGCCAAGACTTCTGGCGCGTAAAAAACTCTGAAGTAGAATTTTTCTTTGACCATTTTGCCTTTGGTTACCTTGCTCTCAACTTCACGCAATGTGTAAAGAGGTGATTCAGTCACTACAGCTTTTAGACCTTTAAGACCTTTGCCTGTAATTCCATCTATCTTTAGAGCTTGTTTGAAAGTGATAAATTCACTTCCCATGTTATACCCGGCTTGGAAAAGTTGTGTGCTGTTCCATGTGCCGTACGATTTTCTAGTTAAGTAGTTTTTCATTTTTCTCCATATTATTGATTAACTACTAATTATTATAGGGACTATTCTATTGAAGTCAACACTTATTTACACTTTATTTAATATTTATTTTAGGCAAAAAAAAGGGAGCCGAAGCTCCCTTTAAGGTTATCAAGAAACTTACGCTCCTTGTGAACCAAATACTCCACGCCAATTAGAAACACCAAAGCTATATCTTTCTCTAGCTTTGTATCTAATGTTGCCTGTTGAAAACTCAGGCTCCATAGATGTGTTTAGGCTTGAGCGATTAAACATTTTTAATCCCTCTCCGTCTGAGTTAACTGATGTCAATATAAAATATGCATCAGGGTCAGTCAGATAATGGTTTACTGAAAAACCATTTGGTATTGAGCCTTGATTTCTAATCGAGTTGATGTCGTTATCAGAGCTATTAACTCTTCCCGGTGTATTTAAAAGTCTATCAGCCACAAAAGTAAGTTGTGGTGGGACAATTATTTTATCGGGTCTAACTGCAATAGTTAGATTTCTGTCATCAACAAAAGTTGAAATATCAATAATGTTATCTTCTAGTGAAGTTTCATTAAGATCAGCCATGGTTGTAGCTCTGTTTGCAGCACTTCCACCGCCCGCTAACGGGTGATCTGATGCTATCAATACTTTGCCATCACCAATAGTAAAATCACTATCAAATGCATTGTTTAATACATTTGCGCCTTTTACTTCTTTGGTATGTTGCATACTTCTGGCTAATGCCTTTGTATACCTTCTACCAAGCTGGTCATAAAGATTATCTTCAATTGCTTCTTGGGTTAATGCAAAAGCTAGGGACACAGTTTCGTGTGTATATCTTGCAGTGTAACCTTCGGATGCACTATCAAAGTTAACTCCTCCGCCTTCTGTTTTCACAGGAGCCGCACCGAATCCAACAATCATAACTTCTTCTTCAAAAGCTCTTTCAGAGTCTTCTACAGAAAAAATTTCTGAAAATTCATTGTTGTACTCATCGTATTCTAGTCCAAATAAGGCATTTAGACCGGGTTCAAGTTCTTTCGCTAATTGCGCTCTACTTATCGCCATTTCTTATGCTCCTATTATGCTAGACCTGCGCCTTTTTGACCGCAGATATGATTTTGTATTACAACCATCACGTTTGTATTCGCTGAGCCGACATCTGAGTTATCAGGGTCTTGACTAATGTCAATTGCTTTTAGCGGCAAACCTGCTGTAGTTGCGCCTGTTGTGACATCTAACTCTGCTCCAGCAATACCTGTAATGGTACTACCTGAGTTTGTATAGATGACATCAAAATTACCAAACAAGTCTGCTACAGGGAATGCAGCATTAGCTTGGATTTCAAAGACCGTATTAGGGTCATCGTGTATAAAAGCAATTAAGTCTGAAGCGTTCGTGCTTGCAGGGTAATAATTACTAAATATTTGCTCCGAAGAGACTGGGTCCGTATACATGCAACCGTTAAAAACTCCAACTATCGGCACAGTTCCACCATCGGCGTGGATTTCCACGACACCACCAGTGACTTGCATCACGAGGTCGCCTTGGAAGATGTTTGTGTCGTAGTTTGCAGCAATTCGGTAACGGCTTTGACCGCCAGAATAGGGCGCCCCGCCCATTTCTCGTACAGGTTTTAGACCAAAAGAAGCGTCTTTATTCGCCATATTTATATCCTACCTTTTTTTTCCAAATGTTACATCAGATTTTCTGTCGCTAGAATACTTTACATAGTTGTTGTTGCCATCGACTTCATTGAACATTGTGTTATCAAGAGCTTGATTCTGTATAGAATTTTTGTTCTTGTAATATTCATTTCTTTCTTTGGTTGTTTCAACCGGTATCTTAGCTAAGATTAATCCACCTACGCTAATGACCCCCGCGTGTTGTCCATGCTCTATTGTTGGTAATGGGAAATCTGGCATTTCATCCTGACGGACAAACTCCCAGCCTTCTCGTAAGCGGGCAGAAACATTGTTTCTATCCTCTATACCTACATACTCTGACCTAATCCATCGGTATTTATAACCTTCTGGAGCGGGCGGAGTTTCAAGCATCCTTGCGGGCTGCCATGGCTTTCTTCTGGCTTTTTTATCGTGTTGCTCTTCATCACGAGATGTTCGGGTTACTTCGTCAATTTTTTCTAAGTCCATTATTTTGCTCCTTCTATTTTTACCATTTCTTTACCAATACGTTTGAGCCATTCATTCTCGCTCATGCCATACGGCTTCAAATTGCTGCTAACAGAAACATGATTAGGACTAATCGTAACTCCGTTTCTCCTTCCTTGTGCTTTCTGACCGCTTCCATTGGAAGCTGAGGCTACTCTCTGCACAGATGAGTTTGCTCCTCTTTTAGTGTCGTTTGTTTCGCTTGTTATATTCAAAACTTTATTTAACCTGTTATCCAACTCTTCGTAGTATTCATCACTTGAACCATCAAAGCCTTCGCCTTGTAAGTCCTCATGAATTCCCATAGCGGTATAAGTTTTTACTCTGTCCTTTTGAAACCAAGTATTCTTTTCCGCCCATGCTACTGCTTTAGTGTCGGGCTTAGGATTATCATACACCTGTTCTCTAGGTTTTTGCACATTTTGTTGCACAGCCTGTTGGTTGTATTGTTCTTCTTGTGCTTGCTGCGCTTGTTGCATTTTTGCCAATCTCACCCTTTCTTCTTCTAAAGAGACTTTGTTTAAAAGCTCAACGCTTTTAAGTTCTAAATCTGGGTCGTTGGTTTCTCTTGCTTTTTTGTACAAATCTTCAGCTTGTTGCCTTTGAGATTTAACACGGCTTTCATACTCATCCGTGTAACTTTTATCTAGCACCGATGCTCTGGATTTTACATTGTTGTATTCACCTTGCAGCGAGTAGTATTTTCCTTCAGCGTTGCTGGCTCGTTCTTCAGCAAAACGAATTCTTTCGTTTAGCTTGTTAATTCTTTTGCTTACACCACGGGTGTATTTATCAAGTTCGTCTTCGCCGCCTGAGTCGGGAGAAGCTTCTTGCTCTTCATTAGGAATTTCTATTGTTTCAGAACTTTCCTCTAAATCGTCAAGTTGAACCTGAATGTCTTCGTTTTGATCTTCAATCATAAGTTTCTCCTATACTGAAACGATGTCATCAGGGTTAAGAATGGTAGCAATAACTTCATCATCGTTGATGATTCGTACTTCGCTTTCATCCGCTAATTTAAACCTAGAACCTGCATATCTTCCAATAAGAATCCATTGTCCTTTTTGACACCAAGCTTTTTTAAATCTCTTGGCATCGTTATAACAATCTGGACCCATGGCTACTACATACGCTACTACAGTTGCTAGAGTTTCCTTATCTATGGTTTCCTTAGTAAGCAAGATGCCGCCATCGGTGACTCCTTTGCCCTTGTAAGGTAAAACCAACATGCGCCAACCAGTTGGTTGAGGCATTCTTTCCAAGACATTTTTTCCAAGCAAAGACGGGTCTAAAACCCTATCTTCTTCTTTTACAAAAGCCTCTTCCAAATTAATTAAATCTTCTGTGTCTTTTTCAAGATTTTCTTTATTCATCGACAATATCTCCTTCGTCATGTAAGTGTTCTTTTATCTTATCATGAATATAGGAAATTGATGATATTTCACCCATTAAAAAATTATATTTTTCCATGTCTTTAATACCGCCAGACATTAAAATATCTTGAATCTGTTCCTCTCTTTCTTTTAAACTTCTTCTCAGAACTCGTATAAAAGAATATTTGTCTGCCATTTTTAATAAATGCCGTTAAATTTATTTCCTCTTAAAGCAGCTCCTTTACCTCTGCTTTTGCCTTTTCCGTAACCGGGCTTTCTAGGCTCAACTTTAACTTCTTTAGGTTGCGACATTGGAATGCTGCCTTGACCTTTGATTTTTACTGAAGTATCTATTTTCATTATTTTCTCCTTGGTTATAAATGACGTGGATTACACACGTTTTCTTTTTGCATTTGCAGTTCTGGCAAATGATCTGTTAGCGCCTTGATTTGACATTCTAAGATTATTAGAGC